TGCCTCCATTTGGGCTTGTACTGCGGCGCTATCATCAAACGGTCTAGCGGCGATTTCTTGTTTCTGCTCAGGTGTAAGCGGGCCAAAAAGGTTTCCGCTGTCAAGTCCCTCACCCAATGCATCAAACAATCCCGTCGCTATAGCACCAGTAAATCCACCGCCCGCAATAAAGTCTCCAATATTAGACAATAGACCGCCGCCTGCTTCTGGCGGTAAAAACGCGTCCACGCCAGCTGCGTCAATTATATCTGGCGTTATACCAAACCCAGTGGATTGACCTGTCGGGTCTTTCGCTGCTTGTTGTGACTGGTAGTCATACACTTCTTGAAAAACTGGGTTGTAGTTAGGGTCTGATGGAAGTGTCGCCAGTTGCTGCTGGCCAGCTTGTATAAACGCAGGCGCTTCACCGGCTAACTGCGGGTCGGGAGTAATCGCTTTTGGCGGCAAAAACGCGTCTACGCCAACAGCGTCAATTATTTCTGGCGTTATGCCAAACCCAGTTGATTGGCCGAAAGGATCAGACTCTGCTTGGCTTGATTGGTAGTCGTAAACAGTTCCAAACGCCTCATTGTATTGCGGATTCAGCGGATCAGTCGCAAGCAATTCCTGCGTTGCTTGCACCTCTGGTGGTGTAGCGCTGAATATCGCTTCGTCAGGCTGAATAGCCAGCGCGGGATCTGCTGGGGTATAAGGTGCAACAGGCGAAACTGGTGATACAATCGGCGCAACAGGTGCCACAATCGGAGCAACGCCACCGCCACCGCTATCAACAGGTGCAACAGGTGCAACAGGTGATGTATAGTCATAATCAGCAGGCACACGCGATCCCACTTGGCCTGTTACGGGGTCAATGAAAAAGCTCTCAATGAATTGCGCTTGCGCCGGACGCTGCGCGGCAAGCTCGTCAACGGCTTGCTGGTACAGCGGGGCTGAGCTGTATCCACGCACACCGCCAGCAAACTCTGTCGGCGCTGGCATGCCGCCCATGATGTCCGACCTAGACATCTGCGGCCCCATACCAAACGCAGACGCAACGTCAGCTGTCTGCTGGAAGCCTGCTTCTTGGAACGGCGTAAACGCGGCAACATCAGGCCCGTAATATGGCACATACCCAATCTGGCTAATGTCTTCAGCCTTGGCCAAATTGCGGCGTGCTGCTTCCTCAATGTATTCTGGGATTTCAACGCTTGACGTTGTTGATCCACCTTTGCCGCCTGACATTATTCAAACTCCTTCACATATGAGGCGTGCAGTGGCGTCCAGCCATGCGCCTTCAGTGGTTTCTTCCAGCCAAACCGGCCCGTCATAGTCAATGCAGAGCATCCTTGCGATTTCGCCCATGCTATCACATCTTCATGCATTTCTAAAATCTGATCCAACTCGCCGCCGCCAAGAAACACGTTTAAAACTTTCTTCCTCGGATATACCACTATTTCGGTTACTATGCACCCCCTCGGCGTAGGCCAGAGCTGCATGCTACCTTTGTATATGCCCTCTGCCACATCGATGAAGTCATGCGTGCCGCCGGAATACTCCAAAGCGGCCTCAATCCAGTCACGGCATCTCTCAAGCTCTTTATCCATGAAGCCTCGTGATCGCTAAGGTTGACGCTGGGATCGCTGGCACCGGCGAAGATGCTGCGGTGTAATTTAGGAAGCCGCTTGTGCTGTCAATCATGTAGTTCATTTCAAAGTAATCATTTGCCGCAACGGTGAATATCTGAGTGCGCGACGTAACCAGCGTGGCGTTGTTTTGGTGCAGCGCCGTTGTCATAGCGCTGTCGGCAACATTTGTTCCGTTCACGCTTGGCCAGAAGTAGAAGTGAACCGTGCTGGCTGACGTCGATGATATTTGCGCGGAAAACGATACAACGTATTCGCCAGCTTCCTCAAACACAATGCGCGACGCTGGCGTGCCTTGTGTTATTCCGTCATTGCCGGTGGGAGCATCGTAAGTCAGCTTGTATGCTGTGTTTGCTGCTACCGGCACGACGTCAGACGTCAGCATAAAATCAGCGTGGCCATCCTCAAGCACAACCTGACGCCACTCGCCGTTCTTGGAAACCACAGGATACCCGTTGACGTTATCCCACAGCAAAACGCCATTCTCAGAAGCCGACGAATACGTTTCCTTAAACCCCAGCTGATCCAAAGCACGGCCCAAGTAGCGCCGCATGTTTTCGGCCCACTGGTTTATGTTTTCCGTAATGGGTGGAAGTATTCGGCTCATCTGCGCCCGCCAGCCACCGCGTCAAGACGCATGATGCCGACGCGCCAATCAGAAGACGTATTGCCCGTGACCCGCATTCTTATCTGACGTCCGGTAAATCGCAGGCTTGTTGGGTTGGCCATGCTATACGGCCCGTAGTCTCGCTCCGTATCCGTTGGATAGAAACGCGTCTTAAATGTGGCGTTCACGTCACCCAGCGTGTTTTCGTCTGGAATCATGCCGCGCACAGCCATTACGTTTTCGCCAACGCCCAGCGCAATCGGGCCTGTTTCGGCAAACGGAGATTGGCCACCGTAGTCAAAGCCAACTTCTTGCTCGTACAAAATGCCATCAGCGGCAATCCAGAAGGGCTGACGAAACACGCCTCGATCCACACCGGCGGTGCGGTCAATCGTGCCGGTTGTCCAAATGTTTTCAGCGTAATCAAATGCAACGTAGCTGTCGCATTCTGTTGCGCTTGCGCTTGGATAAAACCACCAGATTTCGTTAAACCGGCTGTTCACAACGGCGTGAACCTTTGAGCGCTGGTCATTGTTCATGTCGCTGAAAACATAGTCAGCAACCTCGCACGGCAAGTCTCGCACAGATCCACCAGCGTAAATAAAGAATGAACGCTGGCCCATCCACACAACGCCCTCGTCAATCGACGCAGCCGCGTTGGACGCAATCAGGCCGCAGGACGTACCAACGCGCTCAAAGCCATACACAAACGGCGGGCCGCTATATGTGGCCGTGTGCGCGTCTTGATCTGTAAGGATCAATGACTGCCCGCGTGTGCGCAATCCTTTGAGGATTGTGCCGTTGGTTTGTATCTCAATGTCACCGGCTTCGTTTGTCGCTGCTGGCGTCCAAGTGTTGTTGTCTTCGCGGTCAGACCATGCAACCTTGCGGGGGTTGCCGCCTGCGCCAAACGCAAACACAAACCGCTCTTCTGTCACCATCATGCTAGAGCAGTTTATTGGGGCGTTTGACAGCACGGCGGCGGGCGTTGCAGCGTTAAGCTGCCACTGGTAAATCTTGCCGTCATCGGCTGTGTTGGCCAGCAAGTATTCGCCCCAGTTTTCCAAGCTCCATGTGGTCGCTGGCAAAATGGTGCCGGAATCCTCTGATGGCAATCCGTAAAGGCTGGTGCCGTAAACCCCGCCGCCATAGCTGGTGAAAGACGTAGCGTCCTGCCTGCCTGCGGTGAAGCCGACGGGCGTGATCTCGCTTACAGTATTGCTAGACGTCATGGCGTACAACTTATTGTACGTTCCAAACGCCACGCGTCGGCCAGCGCTGTTATCTTCCCACGCAATCATCGTGCGGGTCACGCCGTCTAGGTCAACGCTTCCGCGCCGACGCCAGCCGCCAACGGGGCGCAACGCGCCTTCGTGCCAGCGGATCAAGTTTGCATCGCGCCAGCGGCCCTGAGACTGATATTCAGTGCCGTTACGATATTGGCCCGCTGGGATATTAAGTGGGATTAACGGCATGTGCCTTCTCCCCCTTTACGGCTTCGTCGGCCAGTCATCATCAGCCAAGTTAGGCCAGTTTTCGTGGGCTGTAATATCGCGCAACGCCTGACGGTAGGTTGTCATAGGCGCGTCCATCGTAACGTCAGTCAGCGCAAAGTAATCTGTCTCAGCCAACAGCGTGTTGCGGTGGTCACGAACAGACTTAGCAATCTTGTCGTCATATTCCTGAATTTGGTCTGAAGTTTTATCAACAATAGTCCAGCCAATAACCCACCCGCTATCAGTGCTTTGCGGAATTTCATTCTGCGTCAACCTCTGAGTTCTACCGTCAAAGGTTGGTCTTTCGCTTATAGTCACAGAATGAATGTTATGCTCTGAAAGGATCGCATTAGGCAACTGTTTAGGAAAACTTGTTGTAGGATTTTCACGGCGCAAATCTCCTATTGTGTAAGGGAATCTATCAACTTGACCGTTTGTGACTTTGACGAACATTGTATATCCTTTCTGCTCGCAGATTGCGGTAAACTACTTATTAACTAGGTGGCAAAAATTCACCTAAAATGGGATCGTAAACTCCGCCGACCGCAGCGTATCTTCCTTGCGCTGACCCAGTGTAGCTTGTTTGCTTCCATATCCCGCCAAACAAATTCTGACAAAATGAAATTCCCAGCAACTCCTGTTCATCACCGTTTTCGTCAATTAGCTCAGTGTTACTGACAACAACAATTCTCAAGACGGTGTTGTTTTCGTCCAATTCCGCAAAGTGCGCCATTAAATCGCCTCCCGAAAGCTACTAAGAGTTCCAAACAACGCATCAGTTAGAATGTCGCATTTTTCTTTTATACGCGAAGGAAGCTGAACCTTATTTTTAACCTTAGATAGTTTTGGCCGTATTGTGTGCATCCCAACCATGTTGTTATCCTCATCGTTCTCCGTGATAACTTGCTTAATATTTCTAATGTTATGCACAAAATAATCTTGCCCAATAAAATCATACAGTCTGCGCGTGAATTTTTGCGTCTGACTTGTGAGTTCATCATAGGTAAGGAACAAATGATTTTTCGCTCCGCTTTCTATAGCGTACATGACTGAATGGTATGAGTTCATAAGAACATGATTGTCATCAGCGAGAAGCCAGTCATAAATGCCCTCATTCCCCCCATTTGCAAAATGCACCCTAGCATAAGACGCAACGATTTCATCAACGGGGCGCAGCATAACTACTGCCTTCACATCGTGTGAGATATAGTTCCGCGCCATTTCAATGTTTGGCTGGCTAACCCACGGCCTACACTTATCAATTATGGTCTTGCCTTCAACTTCATTGTAGTAACTTGACACAATATTGCCGATAACATCGCTCTGTATTTTATCTTTTCTGCCAGACGCAACAAGTTGCTCAAGGGCGCTGACCTCGCAAGAAACTTTTGCATCCCACATTATTTGACAAAGGCCAGAGTTCCCCTCAACATGAAACTTTGGGTTTTGCGCCAATATATTAGTTAGAAGCGTTGAACCCGTGCGAGGCAAACCGGCCAGCAATACAATTTGATTATCAAAGGCAGACATCAGTAGGTTATGCTCCCAGAGCCAGTGAATTTATAAATGTAATAACTGCCATCTGTAGTTGCTGTGGGTGATCCAGTTGTTGAAGATGCTTGAGCAAGTGACCTAAGAATAACAATACCAGAGCCGCCCGCGCCGCCCGTTTCACCCGATCCAGAGCGCATACCCCCGCCGCCACCGCCAGTGTTTGCTGTGCCGGGATTGCCGTTACTTTGATTGGTAGTAGAACCATCACCGCCCCCGCCTAGGCCACCGCTGGACTGTGTACCAGTTCCAGAACCCCCACCTCCTCCTGCATAATATGTCGCGGTTCCGTTAATAGAAGACTGCAAGCCATCACCGCCATCACCGCCTGTAGATCCTGAGGCATTACCCCCCACCTGACCCGCGCCGCCACCACCTCCAGATGCATCGCCGCTGCTAGTACCGCCGTCATTTCCCTGACCAGAAATCCCAGAACCAACAGTAGCACCAGTCTCATACGCAGAACCGCCACCGCTACCACCGTCCCTGCCGTTTAGGCTCGCAAAACCGCCGCCACCTCCACCGCCTGTTGACGTAACAGAAGCCCCACCTGATAGTGATGAATTTGTTCCATCGCTTCCCTGATATGGCGATGAATCAGTATAATGATGTCCTCCAGCACCGCCGCCGCCGACCGTGACAGTTATGGAACCTGAGAATGCCGTTAGCGTTCCAGTGAGCATACCACCAGCACCACCGCCGCCTCCATAATACCCGCCACCGCCACCGCCACCGCCAGCAACTACAAGATAGTCAAGATCCTCTGCGGCAGCGCCACCGCCAGAAGCACTAATGAGTTTATTAGCTGTACTCATATTTTACCCCATAGCCTGACCAGCAGTAAACCCGTAGTACGTTGTGCCGCCATCGTAAGTTGCAAAACAAAACACATCTACATCACCTGACCCCGTGCTAAGTGTTGGCGCAGTGGACGCTGCCCAATCTACACTTGCAGGCCATGTGATTGCTCTTGCTGAAGAGTCTTGAATTACTTTAAGTGTAAATGCCGATACCTTACCAGACGCCGCAGGATTGGAAAAAGTATAAGTCACGTTTTCAGATAAGGTGTGCGTAAAGTTGTCACCATCACGCAAGTTAAGTGTAGCCGCATTTGAGCTAGACGTAATAGCTGTGCTTTCTTCTATCTTACCGTTATCAAATGTTACAACACCATTAGCATCCGCAGTCACAGCTTTACTCGCTTGTGATGTACCTAATGTTGTAATGTCAACGTAATTAAGCTCTGCGGTTGTTGCTGTAACACCGTCTAGCAAATTAAGCTCAGCCGCTGTAGACGTTACACCATCAAGGATGTTTAATTCTGCGGTTGTGACGGTTGCCCCGTCAAGAATTTGAAACTCAGTGTTTGTAACGCCGCCAAGCAGCGTATCAACAGCATCCCAGTTACCGTTTAGAAAGCCACCCCAAGCGTCCTCGTCGCCGCCTACGGTTGGCTTATTCCAAGAATAATTCGTCGTTGTCGTAGGCATTATGCGGCCCTCTCTAAATAGTCTGCTTCTGTCCAAGTTGTTGATGGATCAGATGCTTCTGTCCATATGTTAGTCGGGTCGGGTGCGTCTTCCCACTTGTACCTAGCATTCACGACAGGCGTAAACGCGATATTGTCGGAAACCGCAAAAGTCCTTATTCTGATATACCCTATATCGGACGAAATTGAAATAGCGGCGGTCGTTGAGGCCACCACATCGTAAACGCCGTTTGCTGTTGCCGTAAATGCAATCGCAGTTGAGGCAGAAACATTACGCGTAACACCGCCGGAAACGCTCGCGGCAAAAGCAATATTGGCAGACGCGCTGCCTTCCTCAATGCTAATGTTTTTGCCGTAAATATACGATCCGTAAGTGTTAAGCCCGTAGCCAGCTCTAAAGCCGTGGATAACCTCGTATTTTACTGCGCTGACGGAAACAATGCCGCCAAGGCTTATGCTTGCAGACGCATCAACAACGCGCACGCCAGTTGGCTGCGATGCGGCAAATGCAATGTCCGTGGACGCTGCGCCGTCTACAATCGTAACAGCAGACGCAGATGCGGAAACGCCAATAGCCGCAGAAGCCGCCCCCTGCGTTGTCTCAGGCTCGCCGTATAACCCAGAGTTATAAACCCCTGAGTTATATGTTGAGCGTAAGCCCATTAACTCGCCGTAACGTCAAGATCGCCAGTAGGAATGCGGAACACATCGCCGTCGTTAATCGCCTTGGCGGTTGTCAAAGCAGAGTGGATAATCATGTTGCCGCCAGATGACGCGTCCATGATGCCGATCCAGCCCACCGTTCCCCAGTTGCCACCGCTTGCCGCAGGAAACTCAATCGACGCAGAGTTTGATGCAGTGTCGCCAGTTACAGTGAATGAGGCAACTTTGCGGGTGTAGCCGTTGCCGGAAACTTCTGTGCCAGCCGCGCCGGTATCTGTGGGATCAGATGTAAACAAGCCAACGTACCAAGCTGTGGGGCGCGTTACGCTGTCGGTAGTCAACAAATACTTCAGCGTACTTGTCTCAAATGCATTTGTTAAAGACATGGATTTCTCCGTTAGATATATCTAGGTGAACCATACACCATTTTCAGATCAGTAGCTAGTAACGCGCATTCTAAGGCCGGAACCAGCAAATCGCGTGTCATCGGACGCCTTTTGCAGCGACTGCAACGCCGCCGCGTAAAGCGCAGCCCAAGTCTGCGTGCGGGCGTCATCCTGCAAATATGGTGCCGACTGAATTAGCGTGCCATATAGATAAACGTCCGGCGCGTCCAGCAACAGCCAATTAGATGCGTTGCTATCGCTTAGCGCGGGCGTCTTGGCGTAATATTGCAGCTGCATTGTGTAGTCAGCATCAGGCGTCGGGAACACCTCAATCGTATCGCCAATGTTTGCGTAAAACCGTGGGCGGCCAGACGTATCCGCTGTCTTCTGCCGATACTCAAGCATGTCATCACGCGAAACCAGCTCAAGGCGATACGTGTCGCCGGACGTGATGCTAAACCTGACAGTCTCCATCCAATCCGCAGGCATCTGCACGTATCTGCTATCAAGCGTGGCGTCTGCGCGCTCGATCATCTTGTAGTGCCGCAGATCACGGTTAATGCCAGCCTCTGCCAGCGAAATAAAATCAGGAATGACAGACGTTAGATCATCGCGGTTTAGCCAACTGGCTATCGACGTCTTTAGCTCTGTGTATGTTGTTATGGGCATTGTGTTGCCTTTATCACTGTGTTAACATTCACCTTTACATGGGAGAATAGCATGATTGACGTAGACTTAGCTAGAGAGCTGATCGTTTTAAAAGCCAAAGACCTTGGCTTGGAAGGCGAAAACCTTGACCAGATGGACGAACTGGTGTGTGAGCTTTTAGGTATTGAAGACGCAGACCCGCTCATCTTTCCATCCTAGACAAATAATCCAATATACCCTCAAGAACTTCCGGCGTTATTTGCTGCGCTGGCATAATTGTTTTAATTGCATGCGTTTTATGCGCTTCGTTTAACGCCTGACCGCTTTTGGTTGTTTTGCCTTCCATCGCGTCATACACGTTGCGGAACAACAATCCCTGCGGAACAGGTGGAAGAGATCCAGTATAATCACCGGCGATCTGTGTGTTATATGTTGAGTGCGGAACGTTAGCGCGTGGCAAGTTGCCTTTTGGCTCGTTATACATAAGCGGCGCAGACGTATCTATCTTTGCGGCCCCAAGACCAAACATGCCAGCGGGCATATCTCTTTGCGTTGGGTCGGTTACGCTGTAACGCGCCTCCGCTGGGCTTGGGAATCCTTGCTCCTGCATAGGCGCGCTTTCCATAAGTCGAATAAACGATTTACGTTTTGGCGAAGATGTTGACGTAACCCATTCGCGCAGCTTTGGCGAAAGAACGCCAACAAAGTCGGGATCTACTGCACGCATAACCTTGTCAAACTCTTTAGCTGACTTCTTGGTTATCTTTGCGCCCTTCACAAGCTCGGCCATTGCAGCGCCAGTAAATGTGGCGAAGTCATTAGCGTCTGGAGACATGCTGCCAGTAAGGCCAAATATATCTGCGCCCTCAAAGTCGCGTGACGCTTTTTCTGCTTCACTTTCAATGCGCTTGATAATGTTTTGGTTTGACGCCCAAATAGCGCGGTCTTGCTGAGCCGCTGGGCCGCGCATGAAATCAACGCCGCCTTCTGTATATACCGGCTCGTCAAATTTTAAATCGTTTACGCCTTCGACTAACAAACCGCGTGCTGTGCGATCACCATAAAACGGCAAAACAACTTTACCCTCCATGTCTTCCCATGACATCGGCTGGCGTGGCAAGTTTTCGCCAGTGTCCGACATCTGCACGTTAGTGTCTGAAAGGTAGCCGCGCATTTTTGGCTTTTGATAGCCAAGCGGATCAAGCTTTTCTTTTTTTACTCTAGACACACCGCTTCGCAAAGCATCCGCTGGAGCAGTCGCCGCAAGAGATCCTGCGCTAACCAACCCCGCCGTGCCAAGCGCTTCGCTTATCATATCTTCCTGCGGGATCGTGCCGCGATATGCGGAGATAGGCGCGTCAACGGCTTTGGCAGCGGGCGAAAGCAGCCCCGCAAGCATGTTGCCAATGCCTTCGTATCGCAGCGTGTCTGTGCCGTACACTGGCTCCTTCGACAGCAGCCCGCCAAGCACGGGGCGGCGGCCTTCCGCAGCCAGCTCGCTCTGCTGCTGGCGTGCCATGTCATACAGCGCAGAAAATATGCTCTGCTCTTCGCGTAGGCGTCTTAACTCTTCAGCGGTCGCCATATCAGCAATCCCACGCGCGGCGCGACCAGTAATTCGCGCTCAGCTTGCTACTCTTGCCCTTGATGCCGCCGGAGCGTGCGCAGTAGGACGATTTGCGCTTGGGCTGATCCTTCTTGATGGACATGTTGGGATCGCCAAAGTTAACCTTCTTCACCGTGTCGCCCTCAACGGCAAGCACCTCAAACTTCTTCGGGCCACCGCGTCGCGGCTTATTCACCGCCGTGAACCCGTGGCGCTTCTTCGCTGCTGCGATCTTCTCTGCCCTCGTGCGGCTCATTACGCGGTCTTCTTCTTCGCGGTCTTCGCCGACTTCTTAAACGCCTTCGCGGTGGGCGCGCCCTTGCTGCCCGCCTTGCGCATCTTCTCGCCAGATCCAGCAGCAATGCGCTTACGCTTTGCGTGGATGTTGGCATATAAACCCTTAGCCATCTAAGCTCCTTCGCCCCACTGGACGCATTTATAATCTATTGCGCGATATGCAGGAAACGTCTGCTGCGCGTATTTCAGCCCGCTCGGTATGGACTGTATGCACTGGCTCTCGCTCTGCATCACGGGGCTGCCAAACGCAAAGCAGCCACGCTCGACGCTGCAAAGCAAAAGCAGCGCCGTCCACATCACTTCTTCTTCTTCGCGTATGACACCTTCTTGCCAGACTTCTTGGCGGCGGCCTTGGCTTTCGCCATGCCTTTGGGCGTGTACGCGTAGTGCTTCGATCCAACTTTGGGCATCGTAACCTCCGTTATATCTTCCAGCATAATAACATTAAAACGCCAAAAAGAAACCCCGCGCGCGCAATGGGAGGAACGCGGCGGGGCCAAGTTGCGCGAGACAGGGAGGAAACTCGCTTGAGACATAGATAGCGCGAGCAATAACGCTTGTCCATGTGTGGTTAGAGTAAACTTTTTTACAAAGTCACGCAATCCCCTGCAAATTGCGCTTGAGCGCACCACGCCAACGTGACATCGGCCCGCTCAGGGCCGTTGCCGCGTCTGACGCCATCGTCAGGCACACGGCGTCAGCAAGATCCGGCGAGCGCAGGCCACGCTTGCGCATGGCGTCCTTGCTCTCGGCAGCCATCTTCCCAGAGGACGTGAACGCGTAGCGGATGCCGGTCAGGTCAGCCAGCAGCTCGTCGTCGCTGGGCAGCTTGCACGAGCGATCCTCCAGCCACGCCTTGCACTTAAACCACAGCTCCGTGCGCAAGTTGTTATATGTCTCCTTCATCGACGGAGCCTCGGCGACGTTCACGCCGCGCACGGGGGCGCCAAGCTCGTGCATCCGATCCACGACGCCCGACCCTATGCCAATACTATCCACAAGGATCTCGCTGGGCTGCTGCGACGGGGGCAGCGCATCGTATTCAGCCATCACGCGGCCAACGGTCTGCATCAGATCAAGCCCGCGCCACGACTTGATCTCCGTAATCACGCTGCCCTCGCGCTTGCAGAACGCGGTGCGGTCGGTGCCAAAGCGCGCAGGATCAATCGCCCACACGGCGCGCGTGTTGGGCGCAACCTCGATGTCGCGCCGCATCGCGGCCTCGGCCAAGTGGTACGGCACAATCGTGTCATCATCCGCCAGCGGAAACTCGCCAAGCACGCGGATGCGAAACGCGTTGCTCTCCTCCCCGTAGCGCATGCGCATCTCGTCAACGAACTCGTCGCTGACAAGCGGGCTGTCAACGCATGACCATCGACGCGTCCACCAGCTATTCGCCATGCGCGTCTGGCTCTCGTAAAACGTGCCAGAGCTACGCGTGGGGTTGCTCAGCAGCACCGTGGTGGCGCTGTGGCCCGACATGCTGCCCGCAGCAGCCTCAAACACCTTCTCCGGCACACCCGACGCCTCGTCGATGACCAGCAAAACATGCTCGCTATGCACTCCGGCCAGCGCCTCCGGCGTTTCGGCGCGGCTGGTGCGGGCCGAGATGAACGCCTCGGACGCGGCAGCGGTCAGCTCAACGCGGTCGGACTTCACCGTGACCATGTCCTTCAGATTAGGCGGCAGCTCGTTGATCCACCGCTTCATCTCCGCGAACAACGCGTCAAAGAGCTGGCCAGATGTAGGCGCGGTTACGACAACCTTATTCGGAAAGCGCAGAAACAGAAACCACAGCATCGCCCAGCTGGCAGACGTCGACTTGCCGGTGCCATGACCAGAGCGCACGCTGATCTTGCGCTCGCCGGACGCAATGGCCGCCAGAAACTCGGCCTGATATGGCAGCGGGGATGCGCCAAGCACTTCGCGCACAAAGCGCACGGGGTCGTCGTAATACTCGACAACGAAGTCGTCAAACGGGTTGGCTTCACTCATCCGACACCTCCACATATTCCGCGTCAATCGTGGCGGCTTCGGCGTCGCTGTTCACGCGCTTCATGTCGGCGCTAAACTTGCGCAGCGCATCCAAGTGCAGATCGCCAATGGAAAGCGTGACATTGCTCTGCGGGCGCGTGCCGTAGCGCTCCTGATTCATCGAGCCAGCCATGAACTTGCGCCACTGCACCTTCTCGCGCGTGGCGGCAATCTCCGTCGGGCTGCTGGCGCCGCTCAACCCGTCAACCATCTCCAAGCCCTGCTCCACCAGCGCATCCGCCGCCTCGCCGCGAGCCTTGCCAAGCGCAGCCGCATACTCAGGCACGCTGTTTAGGCTCCTGCTAACATAACTGCGCGTGCAGCCGTATTGGCGTGCCAACTCGGCGACGGTGACGCCGGACGCGATCTGGTCAAAGAGCCAATCTGCGCCGCCGTTGGAGGCGACCTCCGTCAATATGCGCTTGCGTAACGCCTTGCCTGCCATTGCGTTTCTCCTTGTACGCGGGAAATTTTAGCGCGGGGCCATGGGTATGGCAAGCGCGTAGGGGGTGCGGGGGTGCGGGGGTGTGTGCGCTTTTCTATACACACACGCCCCCGTCGAAGCGCGAAGTGGGGGGGGTAAATTTGACCAAACGGTCAAGATTTGCAGCTGGAATCGCATAATGTATATTATGTTAACTTTATTATGTAACGATATCAGCATGTTAGCGTTTTACACCTATCTATGGTTGTATCGCTGGCGATATTGCTGCGCTGCGACATCGCAATATTTGACCATTTGGTAAAAAAAGCGTATTCGCGCGCGGGCGTCTGAGCGTCGGCGTGTCTGCCGCAGAGGCTAAACACGCCCTCACGCTCGTTTTAACCACCGCTGAAGCGGCATAACGACGAAGCAGCTGGTCACCCCCCTGTAAACCTCGATTGGCTCCTCCAGCGGCTTCCCAGCGTCTCTGAGCAACTTGCACAGCTCCCGCACGATAAATCCGTTGCCAACGACCTCCAAGCCTTCGCACCTCGCGCGCTGCATCGTATTGTATTCCTGCTTGCCGCGATAACTCCGCACGGTGTCCAGCTCAATCCTCGCCATGCCCCGCCTCCAATTCGCCCGCTATCGCAGCGTAACCGCACACGTCCACCCAGTTGTCC